TAGCAATTCGTAGTCTGTAATTTCTTCACTATCTATTTCTATTTTTTCAACAGATATAATTGGATATTGATCTACCAGCAAATATACAGTAGCAGTTCCAATGTACTTTTCATCTGTATATACTGTACTTTCAAAAGTTCTGCCTGTTATCTTTTCAACCATAGCTGATATAGTGTCAATTTCTTCTTGTATCATCGCGTCCCTTGTGGCGTCGTCTCCTGTGGTGAACCCAAGCTTGTAGTTAACCTTATCTAAACTTACTAATCCCATTTTAACCCCCTAAGGGAAAGAAGGGGTTTAGCCCTTCTTAACAATTTTCTTTTTATTTACAGGCTTTGTAACTGTTTTCTTTTCTTCTTTTTCACATTTGCAAAGTTCCTTAGGAAATCCGCAAACATTACAGTATACTTTTTTCAATTACATCACCTCTATATATTTCTAGTGTCTCTTGGATCACCTAAAACCGCTGCAATATTTATTGGTATAGCTGGTGTAGTTCCTGCAGTAAATGCTACAACTACAGAAGCCCCTATATACCCTCTCGCACCTTCTAAATCAACATCAGCTATTGAGTTAACGCTGTCAGCTGTTAATGCTATTGTGATGTCGTCGCCATTGATATCTTTTAGGTTAGCTGCACCTGTACCGCTCGCATCCGTAGCGTCTTGTACAGTTATTGTAACTGATTGTGCTGTTGGTGCTCCACTAGCTGCTCCTACTGCTAACATGATTATAGCAGATAAAAACTCTTTTCTCTCTAGCCACAATGTACTCGATGTCCCAGCACTTTTAGGTGTAACTGTTGGTGCTAAAAGTGGCTTAACTGTCGTATTTTGTAACAATTCTTTTTTTGCCATTATATTATTCCCTCCTTATTATATAGTGTGTATTCCTGGTAAAATTACAAATCCTTCTGGGTGTGCGATTCCGAAGTCATAAAACGATTCTACTCTAATTGCCATCATGTTTTGTGCGAATAAATCAATGGCATTCTCATCTTCATCATATACAGTAGCCTCTGTCGATGTCGCTACATCAAACATCATTTCTTCCCCTACAAGAAACTCATTCCAATCAGCAAGGTACATTTTAGTTTCCTTGTTTCCTGTTGTTCCAACTGCTATTTTGTTGAAAAGAAAGAAAGGAATACTTGATAAAGTACCTTTGTTCATCTCATCCCTGAAAATGTAAGCCCCGTTACCGTCAGTGGCGTTATAGTACTGTGCCCACATTACACCATTCATTACAAACCCCATTTTTTCCATTGGGATATTAGTTTTCATGATTTCACCAATCATAGTCGCGGCTGTGTCACCATCTACTTTAGCACCTAACGAACTAAGCGTATTCACCCCTGTTGTATTGTCTATTCCTCTTGGTGTGAATTCTGTCCCAGCACCAGTGAGTGCTGTTTCATTCATTGTGATAGCCATTTCTTTCAGCACATCATCAAGGAACGCTTGATCTGCATTATAATCATTTCTCATTATTAATTCATTTGTCATTATTACCATTGACACTTGGTTTTTAGAAGTCATTTTAAGATTTTTCAAACCTTGCTTCTTACCTTTTTTTCTCTTACCTTCACCTCTAAAAAATGATAATGCTCCCGAATTATGGATAGGCAAATTGATGTTTCCTCTTGACATCGGCACTACTCTTGCTCCTGCTTGGAATAAGAAAACTTTTTCTCTCAAAAGTTCTATAATCTCTCCATACATTTCTGGAACTAAGTAACCTCCATCCTCTGGGATAGAAGAGTTATTAAACAAACTTTTTTTATATTCTTCAAAAGTTTTTACTTTCCCAGACACCATTGATTTTGTAAAACCTGATTTTACCATTTTCACGAAATTCTTGTCTTGACCGTAATGTTTTTCTGCAGTTTCAGCCATGAACACGTCAAGTGGCTGTGTGCTTCCTGACAATTTGTGTTGCAACTTCATTTTAGCGAATCTTGCAAAAGCGTGTCCTTTCGCTAATCCATCATCTTTCAAGTGTCCTGTCTTCATTTCTGCCTCCGTAGGTTTTGGCTTGGCGAAGAATTTAGCAATACTCTCTTTCTTGTCTTTTACCATACCATATCCTCCTAGTCTTTCGTCAACAGTCTTTTCAAACTGCTCTGACGCTTTTTCAACTGCCGAATCAGCAGCTTGTTTGATTATTGCTTCCATGTTTTCTGACATTATTACCACTCTCCTATTTTTTGTTGAATTTCTCACTTATCGACTTATTAACTATAGCCTCAACATCAATTGTTTTTTCATTATCCACTATATCTGTTTCTGCTGTCTGCTGTTCTATATCATTACTGATGTTAAGTGACTTATTAATTACTTCTGCTTTTTCGGCAATTTCTTTGAAAAAAGTTTCAATTACATCTTTGTTGGTAATGTTAATTTCAAAATCGATGCTCTTGTTCTTGGTTTTGTATCCTGCCGACTTGCTTACCCAAGCTCTTGTAGGCACAACCTCTTCTGCTTGCCCGATTAACTCTACGTCGTTTCCTGTTACAGCATAACCTAATTTGTAGTATTTATCGTAGTAGACACCGTCTTCATCTTCACCGAATGAATTAAAAATCAAGTATCCTATGTAAATGTCACAAACACATAACCCTATTCCTTTATTGTACAATTCTTGTAGTTTCAATCTCAAAGTTTCTGAAATAGAGACATCTGTTGTTATGTCGCCTGCCTGCTTGTTCCCTGCTCTAGCATTAGATGGCATTAATACGACCGATAACTCTGTTTGTTCTTGCTCGCCGAAATCAATGCCGCCTTTTTCATTTCTCTTCATCTTGTTAGCGTTTGGTAAAAAGCCAACGCTAAATCTAATGTCTTTTCCTTCTAAAGCGTTTTTCCATATTCTATTCGCTAACTTTTCCCCGTCTGTCCACTCTTTAGCATCTCCTGTTGGTTTATCTAGTTGAATATCATTCCAATAGAAACCATCTTGATAAAATCCTCTGATTACTTCACCGAGTCTCCTATCTGCAGTGTCCGCTGTTTTGTGTGAATCTGCTAACGGTGGATTATATCCTGGCATCTTCCAACCTTGCGGGTTAATCCTATCATCATCGCGATCATAATCACCGTCTGACGCTTTTACTCTGATTATTCTATTCTCTTCATCTATAATTTGAGCTTTTTGTAATATACCCAAATTCTTTTGATACTGCTTAGGCATCTCTACCTCCTTTTTTTCTTTTTTCTTTTCTTCGTTAATCAAGTTTTTCATAAAAGAAACACCGTCCGAAACTATTCCACCCCACTTCATCACTGTGACTACGCCGCTTATGTTTTTGTTCCCAGAATGTCTTTCCATAAAACGTTCGCGTCTTATAATCCACTCTTTATCTGACTTAGTAAACTCTGATGGGCTTCTATTTCTAACTCTACCCCAGTTCGTAAAAGCTTGATTACCAAACTCATTACCACCTTTACTCCAAATTCTTTTGAAGTTATCTTTTATATTTTTTGCATAAGTGTAGTCAAATTGATTGAACTTACTATTTTTTAGAGACACTTTTTTGTTATCACCGACGTTAGGAAAATTCGTTATCTCATCCTCATCAGGAGTGCTTTGTTCCCAAGCTAAATTTGCAACCGCTGTTCTTTGCTCTAGATTCGGGAACTCATCAATCATTACTGGAATATTCACAAATCTGTCTATAAAACTTTCTCTGCTTTCGGTGGGTGTTGGATTATAATTAGTTGACATCTATTCAAACCCCCTTAACTCTTTGTTAATGATTTTTTGTACCTTAGCAAATCTTTCTGAGTATACATCTTCAAAATCCGATTCTGCGTCTACGGCTTTTTTGTCTTGTTTTTTCCTGTACTCAATCCTATCTTTTTGACTCTTTTCATCAAATTTAGCAGCTATCGTACACCTACAATTTATGTCTTCGTCGGCGAGACCGAATTGTCCTGGTGCTAAAGTTCTGTCACCTTCTGGACTTTCAAATTCTTCTTTAGTCCCTACAGTCTGCCCATCCATCAAGAGGTGGTTGTCTCTCGTTCTATCATCCGTTGTAGCAATCCACTCTTTGTTAGGAACGTCTGCTTCTTCATATGCCTTCAACGTCCCATAATTAACAGTAGTCATAGTCTCAGTACGTGCTATCCTTTCTAATTCATAGCCTTTTTTGTAACCATCGAACACGTTCTTGTTTAATCTTGTAATTATTTGTTGTATAGATTCGCCTTCGTTATATCCTATAACCAACTCATTTCTTAGATTTTTCTTCAAAGTCTCGTCGATCAAGTTTATTCTTTCTAGTGACAAGTTTTCGAGGTCCTCTAAAACTTTGGGATTAGTAATCTCCCACATTTCATTTTCATTTAACACACCTAAATCTATCAAGGTACTTGTACCAGTCTTTGCTACCAACTTTATATATTCTTCGACTACGTCTTCGTTTAGATCATCATAATCTACAGAATTGATTATCCTTGTAAGCTCAGACAATCTGACATCATCGTTTTTTGTTATCGCTTGTTTTTTAAAAGACTTGACTGCCTCTTGTTGTTCGGTTGTTAGATTATCAAACTTTGTAAGCTGTATGCCTAAAGGAACAGGGTAAACATCGTCAAAACCTTTCACATCTATCTCGCCTGCTACTCTTCTGTGTTCGTTAATGCTGAACGCCCATGGTATACCTTTTTTTGTATCCCGTTCAAAAGCCTTATCGCGAGGCACTACATTTCTGTACTTAACCCTTTGTATAGCGTTTTTCTGTGTCTGGAACTCTGGCATTATGTGGTCGTTGACATACATGAGTATAAAATTCAATGCTGGTACAACAACTTGCTTTGCAAAATTAGTTTCTGCGTTCTCTGATGTAGCTCGATTAGAACCTGTATTTTTTCCACGCAACTCTTCTGGTATTTGAAAGAACTCCATAATATTTTCTTTTTGGTCTTTTCTCAAATTGTTCAATTCCATGTCTTTGAAATCAGATTGCAATTTTACTGCGTTAACTTTTCCCGAGAGAAAATGCGGTAAATACTTCTTTACCCACCCTTGATTTTTATTTAGCCAATTGTCTCTCACTCTCTCAGCTTGCACCTTGTCTGCACCCTCTAAACTAATTAGGTATGGCGGTATAGCTGAATTGTAAAAGTATTGCCCTATTTGTTTTCCAGAAAGTTCATGTATGCTTATCTCATCGTTTATAGCTTGACCTTTCCCAACTCCACGGCCATATATGTTATTCAGATCAGGCGTTTTAATATAAACCGCTTCTGTGACATAAACACTTATAATCTCGCTCCCTGCAGTCAATTGCCAGTAAGGGTTCTGCGCATATGGCTCTTTGTGGATGTTATCACACGACACTGGATACAGCCCTATTATCTCACCTTTCGCATCACGATCTAACAATAATAAACACTCTCCTACTAGATCAGTCCACGCCTGCATAATGTATTTGAAATTGAATCCCATCATTAGCGGGTTAGGGTTGTTTAAAAGTTCTAGAACAGGATGCTCAGTGAGTTCTACGATTTCATAAGTTTTTCCGACCTTACGTTTTTCTTCAACATAAAGTTCTGCAGAGGCTACATTCTTAGCTCTTATATCTACGGCCAAATGTAACCACGGATTTTTGTGTGAGATTTTCAATATCTCTTTTTTGTTTCTTACAGGGACTGTCTTTCTTCTTCCAAATGCAGAAAAAAAACTGTCTGTAAGCTTACTCCAACGTGCGGAGTCGTTGTTGTCATTCTTATCTTTTTTTGATTTAAACATTTCTATAATTCCCACGTTTTCCTCCTATACAAACCAAAACTCATTTGTCTTTGGCACATAATAGCACAACGCTAATGCGTCTGCCTTATCTGGCGACTTTTTCAGACGTTTTTTAAACTTTTCTTTAGGTTCGATTCTTCTGCGGCTCTTCGACTCTTCTATTGTGAACTTTCTAGAGCATAGTTCGTTTATTGTGTCTGTTTCTGATAAAATCACTGCTTCTCTCTTGGAAAGCAATATTCTTAAAGAAAAATACATTTCTGTAACAATATTAAAATATCTGTCGTTATCTTTTGCTGCCCCTCCAAATGAAATTGCATTCACTTCTACATTTTTTATTATTTTCCTTTGTTTTCTTGTTCTCAGTTGCGAAGCCACACCAAATCCAACACCAGTCGTGTCTACATTGATAGTAACCGTCGGATAAATGTATTGTACTTCTTCATCAGTCGTGTTTTCTTCGTCTATTTTTTTATATATTTCCTGCAATTCTTCTATCAGCACGATAGTTTTTTCTAAGACTTCTTCTTCTTCCGCCTTAGACATCTCAAACCCACACTCAAGTTGCGTCATTCCTTTTCTTACTTTAGCGACGGTGTTATCGTCACCTAGTCCCGCACAGTCGAGTCCAATGCATATTTCACCTTCTAAATTTTTGTCTAGTTCTGTACAGTGCATTGCATCCGAAAAGCTGACTATACAATCATGCTCTGAAATTACCCCGAAGTTGCCGTTTAGATATACCTCTTTGTCATATATGTCAGTTTCATTCTCTAGTTCAGCTCTATCCTCTTCTGTTGCGTATTTGTTATCGTATATCGTTGTCTTTAATATCATTTTTCTAGAATCACAATAGTAAACTTCTTTTTCTAGACTTAAATTAAAATAACGCGTATACAGCCAGCTAGATTTAGACACAGGGTTAAAAGAAATGTTAATCTCTTTTTTTACATTTGTCGCTCCTCTAAGCCTACGATTTAGCTCTTTGATTTCTGTACCTACACATTGATTAGCTTCTTCCATCCATACGTCCGTTAGTATTCCGTGCTCAAAAGTTATAGATTTTATTTTTTCATTATCGTCTAATCCACCGAGTAAAATTTGATTCCCGTTATAAAACGTAAATGTCATA